CTCCCGGATAGGCAAAGGGTGCCCTAAGGACTTTATCTCTGTTCTTAGGTTCGTCATGACGGTCTAAGTCGTTGAAGGCATTTAATAAGTCCACTTGATTAATCTCTTTACTATTTCTTTAGCCCGGCACTCAAGGGCTTCGAAGGTAGAAGTGTTGCTGATTAGAAGATCATCTGCAAGTTTTAAGTAGAGTTGTTCAGAAGGGTGGGTGCTAGCATCTTTAGATAATTCCATACTCCTACCAACTAATTGATATGTAATACCTCCAAGAGACTTAATGCAGTTTAGCTCATTCTCAAAACGCACATCATCAGCAACAATAAGTTGAATCTTTCTTGCGCGTTCACGGGCTACAGACTCTTTCCAACGTTCAACCCAATAATCTTCACTAATACAATCACGACAAACATCAGTACCAAGAAGCTGAAGTAATCGTCGGCCTCGTTCATCTTTAACACCGTCCCAACCTAACTGGACTGCTAAGTCTTTTAAAGCTTTAGCAAACGGTATAATAACACAGCCGATTTTAGTATCAGTCATTTTTAAGAATTGATTAAGCACCATATTGGCAATAGTTGTTTTACCGGCACCTGCTTTACCACAAAAGCCTAAGACGAAAAGATCATCTTTCTGCACATTGTGCATTATATCTTCCCTTCTTTTTCAAGAGAAGCATTAACTGCCCTCATTTGTTTGATAGCAGCAGCACGGGTTTTATGTCCTCCACCGTCAATTGCAGTACCACTTCTGTTAGTAGCAATTGAGTTGTCACTACACTCAACTACTCTATATTTATCTTTGATCTTCTTAACACAAACTGGCATCCTAGCCTCCGTGTTTCTTATCCTGAGCCGCAATCTTTTCCATAATCTCTGGGCGGTATTCTTCCATGATGCCATCCCAATCGCCCCGGTATGTATAGTAATGCCCTACCTGCTTGTTGAAAGCAACAAGGTCTTTAAAGTCTTTACCATAGATATGGTAGCTATCACTGAAGTCTACAAATTTTGCAAAGATTACTTCTTCCCCAAGGTAAGACTCCACAGGCCGTCTGATTTGTTCATCAAAGAGTCTAACGAATGCAAATGCATTCATAAACGCAGCCTTAAGCGCATCACGGCTGCGGAAGAATACATGTGCGGTAAATTCTAATTTACCTGTTTCGGGGTTGCGAAGTATCCTGCACCAAAGCCTCTGGAGACAAGGAGGATCATAATCATTCGGGTCTGATGCTGGCATCCATGTAGTAGCCTGTACTTGTCGGCTAAAAGGTTGGCCTTTTAACTTATCACACATTTCATAGACTTGGTTAACACCAAAATCATTACAGAGCCTACCGTGATAAGTATAACTCCAACGCGTATCTTCTGGATCATCTGGATTACGTAGCCAATGATTCTTAACTCCGTCTAATACTTCCATACAATATTCTTCTAAGTCTCCCGGTCCACCGGGCATGAAGCCGTGTATCATTGGCTCCTTAAGTGGATTAACAGTTTCACATATCATAGTACAATCTTTGGTAAGAGGATCACCGGGCCTATCATATTGGCTTGGTGCGTCTTTACCATCCATAAGAAGTTTAGCTATAGAACCTTCCCAAGCTACCGGTAATCCTTCTCCGGTAACTTTTAATACAGGGATACCAGTTTCCATTCTCATTCCTCCGTGTAAACGAAATTATCGTTTAAAGTATTCTGCAAGCGGACAACAATTTCCTCTTCAGCAGAATCAATATCTTCTTGATGTATGTATCTCGCGTGTGCATGGTATTCCAATGGAGCAAGAAGCAAGTGCAAAGCTTCATGCTTACCAGTACGGATAGGATCAAACTCTGGTACGTCTTCTTCGGGAACAGTTTTATTGAATTTAACTGTAGCTGCCCGTACCCTGAAATCAGATATTATTCTAGCATAAACAGGTATATCTAATTCTTCATGCCTAAAGAATACTTGCCAACCTTGTAGCCCAAGCTTATTGTACCAATGCATGAATGATGCTTTAAATCTCTTGAAGTCTTTATCAGTGGTCTTATAATCACTCATCACCAAGAACCTCTCCAGTTGCCCAATTACCTGCTTCCTCCGTAATACGAAGGTGTTTAATCGGCTTCACATTGACGCCGATAAATTTAGTCTTGTTCTCTGTATCCTTAGGCAGTTTAATGAATTGCGAGAACTCATGCTCAAAGGCATACATAAGTTGCCTTCGCTGTTCGTCGCTTAAACTGTCTAGTATATCTTTAAGTGACATGGCTATTACTCTACCGGCACCAAGTATCCGTCTTTGATTATTAATTTCGGTCTCGGTTCTTTGTCTCCTTCCACACCAGACCATGTGATATTTCCTACGTAGATTTGCCCATCACGATGTGACTTAGCTTTAGGATACTGTGGCGGGAAACTTCTTCCAACTCTAATCTTACTCCACTTGTGTATTTCATTTGGGTCTAACCACTCTATAAACTTATTGTAAAGTTCTGCGAATAAAATCGCATGACCTGTTTCATACATGCACTTCTCGGATAGGAATCTCTCCAAGTCTGTTTGATTTAATTCTTGAGCTAAGTGCTTGTCTTCCGTAGCAATGATCGGTACGTTAAGTCTATCATTTGAAGGCGGAATCTCAAGCTGGATAATTTCAGCAAGGAAGTCCGGCGCTTCTTTTTCCAGCATCGGTATGATTTGCTTCTTCGGGATAAGTTCCAGTGGATCGAGTCTGTCCACATAAAGCATGGTGATTCTTGTGTCACCGGGAAAGACTGGACAAGCTTGATGGTCATTGGAACAGTGAATCCAATGGGTCGAGTTAGGGATATGATACGGAGTTTTACCCTTACAATGTATAAGCAACTCTCTACTTGTGACCCAATCTTTGATACGGTTATACGCTTGTCGATCTCGTCTAAGATCGGTTTCCTCAACAACACAGGTAATTGCACCTTCAAGCTCCCCATTAAATCCAGACGCATTAATCAGTGCAGCGTCAGCACGCTTATAACCTTTAGTAAACAATAGGCTTAAGGCTTCATGGAAAATAGACTTACCACTATTTTGTGGGCCATGCATAAAGAGATAGGGTAATGGCTCTAATGGTTCTTGAAAAAGCGAAGCTATCCAACACTTAAGGTAATCCCCGCCAGACAAGATTCCATTAGCTTTACACCATGCACTAGCTTTTATAGCTTCATTGAGGCCAGAGCCACAATGATCTAGAATCTTGCGCCATGTTGGATAGTAAAGGATTTCTTTGTTCTTAGAAGGAAGGTAGCGCAATTGTGCAGCACTACGATTCCATTCTCTATCTCCGGGATACTCAGGCTGGAAAGGCTTATTAACAACTTTCCAGCATTTGAAAACAGAGGAACCTAAGATTGTAGTAATCTCGTGATGCTTAAGGCCTAAGGAACCAAGCGCAATACGGACGTGACTCAAAGGTTCTGAGCGCCACTTAGCGTCGGATTTTATCATCCAACCATAATCTTCATTGGTTTCAGTAACTAGGTGGCGTACTAAATCATCATAGTTACCTGCTTCGGGTTCCTCAGGCGTACCCAATTGTGTATTGAATATCTTAATCCAGTCTTTCTTTTTAGCAAGCCAACCTTTCATTTCTCCTGCGTCGTCTTGCTCTTTACGTTCTACAGTTACAACTAATCTGCCGTCTTTATGTTGCTTGAGTTTAGTTTCTCTAGAACGTAATGGAGTTCCAACCTTAAGATGAACGCCCAATAGTTCAGATGCTTTCTCAGCCACTTCAGCTTCACGAAAGATGAAACCACCAGCAGGGTCTTCAAGACCGCCAAAAGTACGCGCAGCCGTAGCAAGATTAGGCTCCTTATTTAAGTAACATCTAGTCCAACCTGCACCGTCTTGATCCCAAGAATCGTGCTCCTGTACTCCCGGTGTATATCTTCTGATTCCCCAAGCACCGCGGCGCATGGGAAAGCAGAAACAGTTTTGTTCATTGAGATTTGTAGCATCAGAGTTGGTTTTGAAAACACCCTTTAGCTGTAAATCTGTAGCCGCTCTCTGTAACCAATGCGTATGTGTGACTAGCATATGGTGATCTTGGTCCCACCACCATAAAGCTTTGTGTTCTCTGAGGTATTCAATTAAACGTTTATGTTCATCGTCTAAAGGAACCTTAGGCCTCTGGCCTGCAAGTTCCTCGAACAAATCTCCACGGCCACTAGACTCAATATCTTGCGGTAAGTTCTTGCGTCTACGTCCAGTAACTACTTTGATATGGTCTTTCCAATTAGGCGGAATCTCTTTGAGAACAGCACCACGCTTCAACAGTGTAAGACCATCTGTTCCAGCCATCTTGCGGTGCCATACCCACATGTTGCCGCCACAGATATCTACCTTGCTATGAAAATCAAAGCCTGTTAATGCACTCATTCTGCCAAGTATAGCCCTAGCGAGTGCGGCATGTTCATTATGGTTTTGCGTCTTAATTTGGTCGGGCAAGAACACGTATATGTGCAGCCCGGTTCCTGAGGTTGATTTACGAATCGTCACCCAGTCAATAGCCCAAGCTGCTTTCTTAACTTCTTCTAGTTCTTCATTACTGAGCTTTCCTGCGTGTTTATCGGAGTGTCCGATTATAGCATCAAAGTCATAAGCCACCCATCTAGAACAACGATTCTGCCAATCCCATCCCGTCATGCCAATAGCTTCGGCATGAGCGACAAGATCAAATTTCATTTCTTTATCGTCGTATTCAGGATTAGTAGAAGCTTTATATGGTATCCTAAAACTTTTCCAAGTTGTCAAGCCATCTGTCCAGCCGTGCCAACGTCGGCCCTCAAACTCTGAGCCAACACGTTCGCCACCGTCTTGACCTACATTGACTTGGCACTCCATACCATAATTATAAAGCGCAGCTAAGTCCTCGTGGGTCTTAGCCGTTAAGAATCTTTTAATCGCTTCGGTACGAGTAGGCACGATTTAAGAATCCTCCAGAGCTTTTGATTTGATTCAATAAAATCAAATCAAGTTATACTATCCCTTATTCTTAGACCCAAAAGGATAGAAAATTTAACCAGAATCCCTAAGTCCTTATATTTCAGTCACTTACGTTTTCACTGAATGAATGCTTTTCAGTCGTGCAGTATTATTAATAAATAAGGAATTCAATTAATAATAACAGACTTAGAAAAGGTCAGTCAGGAAAAACGTAAGTCACCTAATTAGGTGACTTAGGGAATTTGGTTAAATTTTTCGTCCTTTTGGGTCTAAGACTTACGGGTAAGTCTACTATTGGGGAAGGAGGTGCCTATGCGCTAATCGAATCAGATTTGATTATCAGGATGGTCGTGAGTTGATTCCGAATCAATGAGGAGAAAATCAGAATGAGTCTGGAAGTTATTGCTCTTGAGATGGTTCGAGAGAACCCTGTAGCACTCCGCACAGTTAATAGGCAGTCGGAGGAATATGCGGGGCTTGTTGCCTCAATCCAAGAAAAGGGTTTCCTTGGCGCTATTACGGTACGCAAGAAGGTTGATGAAGAATCAAAGGAAGAGTTCTTCGAGCTTATTGATGGCTTGCACCGTTTCTCCGCCGCTAAGGACGCCGGCCTTACTGAGATTAAGGTTGACATTGTTGACCTTGATGATGATAAGGTTCTTGAAGCTCAGATTATGGCGAACATCCACAAGGTCGAGACTAGGCCTATTGAGTACACGCAACAGCTTAAGCGTATTCTGTCCCGCAATCCTCTTATGACTGAGGCTGAGTTGGCTCAGAAGCTTGGTAAGTCCGCACAGTGGGTTAAGGAGCGCCTAAATCTTACCAAGATTACCAACGAAGTGATTCAGAATCTCATTAACGAGGGCAAGATCGGCCTCGCTAATGCGTATGCGCTTGCGAAGCTGCCGCCTGAGGAAATGGCTGATTTCGTAGATCGCGCGCAGACGATGGCTCCTGACGAGTTTGTTCCTGCGGTTCAGACTCGTGTTAAGGAGATTCGTGAAGCCAAGAGGAAGGGCAAGGATGCCGGGCCGCAGGAGTTCCAGCCTGTTGCCTTCCTTCAGAAGCTCAAGGATATTAAGACTGAGCTTGATGCCGGTGCTGCGGCTGATTCCTTAATCGCGGCAACTGGTGTCAATACTGCGAAGGATGGTTTCCTTCTCGGTATCAAGTGGGTTCTGCATCTTGATCCTAAATCCGTTGAGGATCAGAAGGCCAAGGACGAGGCTCGCAAGAAGGAGCGCGCTGAGGCCAAGAAGAAGCGCGATGCAGAGAAGGCCAAGAAGAAGGCTGAGAAGGCGGCAAAGAAGGCTGAGGAAGCTGCCGAGGCGGCCAAGAAGTTGGCTGGTGAGGCTGAGTAAAGACCTCCAGAATGGTAAGAGGCGGTATACTGCTGCCTTTGTTCGGGCGCGATGGGTGGGGCTACCCGTTCACAATTAGGAAAGATTCTGAGGATCGAACATAGGAGAAAGGAATGCCTGAAGAAAATGCTATGATTCCGGCAGACGTAGCTGGAGGTCTCTCGAAGTATAGCGAAGATGTGTTCAAGGAGACCACTAAGTCTGGTGATTATTTACCAAGACTTCAGCTTCTGACGGCGGCCTCTGATAAGTGCAAAGAAGGGGCCTTCCCGATTAATCACTATGCATTTATCCGTGACCAGAACTTTGATGATTTGGGCGAAGCCGTTGATGTTCTTGTCGTAACATGGAGGCCTAAGGCTCTCGAAATTGGCGACGAAGTTCTCAGCGTGTTTAATCCAGACCATTCTGAGTTTAAGCGTATTCAAGAGAAGTCAGGCGAGCAGGATTCTGGTTGCATGTATGGGCCAGAGTATCTCATGTATGTTCCTGCTCGTAAGGAGTTTGCAACGTTCTTCTGTGGTTCTAAGTCGGCGCGACGTGAGGCACCCAATATCCAGAACCTTCTTGGAAAACCGGGTACACT